ATTCGTTTAGCCCAGGGATGTACCTGCGGAAAGTCTACCGCCCAGCTGGTACGCTGATTGTGGGCAAAGTGCATAAAGAGCCGCACTTCTTTCTTTGCGTTAAAGGTGAAATAATTGCCTGGACAGAAGGCGGCATGAAACACTTGTATGCTGGGGATGTGATTGAAAGCAAACCAGGCACCAAGCGGGTAACCTTGGCGGTGACTGATGCAATCGGGGTCACGATTCACCGCACTGACAAAACAGATTTAGATGATATTGAAGCTGAATTAATTGAGCCAGACACAGCAGCATTGTTTGACTCATCAAATAAGCTAAAAAAGAAGGAGTTGACATGACCTGGATTTATGAAGCCGTAAAAACAGTGGGTACTTATGCATTAGAAAATCCTATGGCAACTGCAATTGGTGGCGGTGCATTATTGGGCTACATGGGTTCGCAAGGGCAAGCCGAGGCTGCTAGAGAAGGCGCGCAGCTGCAATATGGTGCCACTCAGGATGCAGCAGCTAGACAACGGGAGATGTTTGAAATTCTCAACGAGCAGCAGCTGCCGTACCGAACCGCTGGCACAGGAGCATTGACCAGCCTGCAAAATATGCTGCCGTACTTTACTGAGAAACAAGCCCCGTACCGACCGTTTACCGCAGAGGATTTGAAATCTAACCTGGCGCCCAACTATGAGTTTATGAAGCAGCAGGGGCTGGGGGCGACAGCGCAAGCCATGAATCCAGGCGGTGGCGGCAGCAACATTGACTTGGCACGAATAAAGTTTGCAGAGGATTACGCTGGCAATGCGTACCAAAATGCTTTGGCAAACTATATGTCGCAGCAACAAAACATATTCAACCAAGGCCAATCTGAGAAGACCAACATTTACAACAAGTTGTCAAACCTGGCAGGCATTGGGCAAACCGCTACCACCAACATTGGCAATGTCGGGATTGGTACTGCTGGCAACCTTGGTCAGCTTGCAATTGGCGGGGCAACAGCCCTCGGTGCTGGCAACATTGGTGCTGCAAACGTCATGGCTGGTGGCCTGCAAGGAATTGGCAATGCTGCGACCTTGGCCTCGATGCTAAGACCCCAAGGAACAGCAGCGCAGCCAGCAGTAGATTATTCTTTAGGGTCAGGGGCGCAAGGCTTAACATTAGGCGGCGGTAATCAAGGTCTTAGATTTACCCCAGCATAGGATTAAAAAATGGCTGATTTCAACATAACCCCAATTGGCAACACGGTTAAACCCGTGCCTGGAATGTCATTGAGTGACATGATGAACATGGCAAGCAGCGCCCAGGCGTACCAGCAACAGCGCCAGCTTAACCCGTTGCAGCTGCAAGCCGCCGAGCAGACTGTTGAACAAGCACGGCGAATGAATCCATTGGCATTGCAAGCACAGCAACAAATTGTTGACCAGGCATCCCAAGTAAATCCGCAATTATTGAAAAGCGCTACTGCTACTGCAGGCACTGCCGAAATTGGTGAATCATCTGCTAAGTTGGATTTTGCCAATAAAAAGGTAACTGCTGTTGCCAACAGGCTGACCTCTTTAATTATGAACCCGTTAATTGTTGCTGCTGAACAAAATCCAAATGCGGTTAACCAAGAAGCCTTGTACGGTTTGATAAAAAACTATGGCATGACCCAAGCTAAAGAAATGGGCATACCAGAAGACCAAGCAACTGCTTTGCTGCAACCTTATCTTGCACAGAACCCAGCTAATATTCGGCGGTTTTTGATGGACAAGTTAACTTCTACATTAGATGCTGGTGGGAAAATTTCTGCTATGCAACCCCTTGGCGTACCTGTTAGCAGCGGTGCTGGGACAGCAACTATTTCTACTAATATTTTTGGTGGCCCTCCTGTAGGTACTGCATTTCCAGGCACTACAACTACCACCGTATTGCCACCAGGAACAGAGTTAACTGCTGTTGCAGGTGATGGAACTGGCTTGGCACCTGGAACAAAATACCTTAAAGGCCCAGAAAGTGGTACGGTGCCTAGTTCTGCGCCAACGCTTTTACCAACCCAAAGACCAACTGCTCCTAGTGCTGCGGCTCCTCCAGTTGCTAGACCGTTTGTCACAGGCCAAGCGCCAGGTGAGGCTAGTACATTGACAGCAAACGCAGCAACAGCAACCGCAGATTGGGCAACTACATCTACAGATGCAGGTGGCGCCCAGCAAAGAATTGCAACATTACAAAAAATTAGGCAATTGGCACCTGACGCATTTACAGGGGTTGGTGGCGCACGAAAAGAATTGATAGCAGGATTGGCAAATGCAATCGGCATATCTGCTTTTGAGGCAGAAAAAACAGCCACTGATGAATTGAGAAAAAATGCTAACTTATTAACATTAACAGGCGGCAACACTGATGCAGCACGAGCGTTAGCAGAAATGGCTAACCCCAACACAAAGATGAACGCTCAAGCGATCAAAGAAGTGGTTAACCAGCTGATTGGTATTGAAAACATGAAGGCTGCAAAAGCCAAATATTTAGGCCAGTATCGAAATACTCCAGACAATTACATTCAAGGACTTGCTCTATTTAATGACATAGCCGACAGCAGACTTTTTCAAGAAATGACCAGAGAAGATGTAGCCAAGATGAAAGCCTCGCTATCTGAAACAGAACTAGCTGAATTGTCAAGAAAAATTAGAGTAGCTAAAATTATGGGAGTTATAAAATAATGGCAACTCTCGCTGAACTTTGGGACGATACCCCTGCTGCAAAGCCGTTACCTGCTGCACCAAAGCTGACAGTTGTTCCTGCTGCACCACCACCACCAGCGCCAGCACCAGCACCAGCACCACCAACAGCTGTACAAGCGGCACCAGCCCCACAGCCTGCACCAGCACCAGTTCTACAAGCTGCCCCTGCGCCTGTTCCTAGACCTGCCCCTCCTGCCCCTGCTGCCCCTACTCTTACCCCTGCCCCTGCGCCACCCCAATGCCAGCTGCGCCTGCGCCTGTACAGATGGCACCAGCACCAGCAACCGGGTCAAAAACTGTTATTCCAAAAATAGTATTTGCTGAGAGGGATGTTGACGCAAGACGCATCCAAGAAGCTGAACTGGCACGATTAAGACAAAAATTGCAAACAGGGCCACAACCGCTGACTGAGGAGCAAAAGCAAGCCAGCGTTTTACGCATTCAAGGCGACATCAATGCTCTTGAAAGAATATTGAAACAACCACAGACAACCTTTGCCGCTGCGCCAGCTGCTGCTGCCTCTGCGCCACAAAAAGGTTCTGACGTTGGCTCTTTGGGCGATTTGTTTGAAACAACAATCCCAGCAAATCAACCTGGCTCAGTAGTGCAAAAGCCTGTTCCAAAACCCACTGCATTTGCTGGCACCAGGGGCGACACAGGCATTGGTGGTGGCGATGGCCCGATTGCCCAGGCTGCGCTCAAATATTTAAAAAACCTGGGAGCCGCGACAGCATCACTAGCTGATGTAACCATTGGCGGCATCATTCCTGGCGTTGCTGGGCCTGTTACCTATGCTGCTGGCAGGATGTTTGGGCAAACACCAGAGGAAGCTGCTGCCGCTGAAAAATCAGCTGTTGAGGCTTTAGACAAACCGTTTGGCAAGACATTTGGAGTTTCTGAAACGGGAGCATACAAAGGTGAACTGAGCCGAGAAATCATGGATTTAATTGGCGCAAACATTGGCAAAGGCGCAAAGTACATTTCTGAGAAAACAGGTTTGCCAGAGTCTGACATTGCCAACATGATGGGCACTGGCCTGGTTGGTGTTGCACCGCTGGCTGGCAAAGCAGTCAAACCTGTGGCTGGGGCTGCTGGAGAAGTTTTGTATGCAGCCACTGAGCCTTTGGTCAGGGACAAGACTGTGCTTGCACAGCGCCCCAAGATTGAGCCTACCCTGCCACCGCAGCCGCTAGACGTTAACCTGCGCCCGGTTGAGGTGACGGTGCCAGGGCAAATGTCTGCCAAGATGCTGGCAGATACTCAAGCGGCGTTTGCCAAGCGCCAAGAGGCGGCGGCTGCTGCCAAGGCTGCTATGCCACCACCAGCTGCTGCAACAGCGTTTGATCTCTTGGGTGACAGAACCCCTGCTGGGCCTGCTGTGACCTTGCCTGCTGGCGCTGCGCCTGGTGCTGGGCTTGGGGCTACGCCTGGTAGTGTGGGCGCTGCTGCTGTTAATGCTAACCCATTTGCTGGGAAACTTACTGGTGAAGTTGCTGGTTCAAAAGGACAATTTCCTCAAGTTAAATTATCTTTAGTGGCTGACAATGTTCCAGTGATGGAGCAACAGTTAATTTCAAGAATTGCTCAAGAGGTCAATCCTGGTCAACCAGTTCGCAGTGGTGTGATTACACGCAATGAAGGAACATTGAGAACTGAACACACTGAAGCAAATATGCCTAACTTAACCCCAAGGGGTCAAGTATTAAAAACGCAGATAGCAAATGAACAAAACGCATTGACAAACTTTAGCAAAGAAAGAATTGATGCCACAGGCGCATCACCAACTTTGTTGAGCGATTCAATGCGTGGAGAAAGAATCAACGATGTGTTTCATGGAGCAGCAATAGAAGGCGAAGCGGCAACAAGTTTAACGTCTTATTTAGACCAATCAAAACGGCAAATTTATAAATCTGCGTTGGAACGAGTTGGTAGCAATCAAATCAAAACTTCAAACATTGATAACCTGTTAAAAAATCCACAGTGGAAAGCAGGTCTTGAATTCAAAGGTGTTGAAGGTGTTGCCAAAGGTGCTGAAAAATATTTAAACCTTGCCAAAACAACAGGATTTGAAGATGTAAATGGAGTGATGCATCCACCTGGAACCGTATCAACTTATGACGCTGTACGCAAAGCAGTCAATGCAGAATGGTCACCACAAAACGCCAGTGCAATTAGAAAAATAAATGAAGCAATTGATAAAGATATTGCAGCAGTTGCTGACCCTGCCTTGTATAAACTTGGAGACAAAATTCATCAAGTTGAAAAAACCATCTTTGGTTCAAAAGGAATTAAATCTTTGTTTGGTGAAGTAGACAAAAATGGCGTTGTCTTATCTTCTACTCCATTAGAAAAAATACCTACCAAATTAAATGAATTGGCTAAAGATCAATGGAAACACATTAGAGGCACATTAGATGACCTGGCAAATGGACAAGTAAGAGGCGCACCAAGCGGGATGCCACCTGTGCCAGCTGAACTACGCCAAGCAGCTGCTGCTGCAAGAAACGAAATTGATGGCGCATTGGCAAGAGCCGTCTATCAAGCAGGGTCAAACAAAGCTGGCGTATGGAATCAAAATTCTGTTAACACGACATTGAATTCTGTTATTGGTGAAAAAATCTTAGAAAATTTCTCCCCGGCAGAAGTAAAAAAATTCCATACGTTAAACACAGCTGGTTATTTAATGCCAGGAGTCCATTCGTATGAAGGCGCTGCGTTGCAAGCTAGACGGGCTGGCAAAATTGAGGCTTACGCTGAAAAAGCTGGCACTGGAGCAGGAGCAATCATAGGCGGGTTTGTAGGCCAGCCATTTGGCCCTGGTGGTGTTGCAACCGGGACGCTTATAGGTGGTGCTGGTGGTGGACGAGTTGGGGCATCAATTAGCGGTAAAGCAGCAGCAAAAGCAGAGGCAAAAGCTGCTGATGCTCTAAGAAATGAAATGCAAAAAAATGCACAACTAAGAGATATGTTGCCATGAGCCTTGAATCACAATTCTCTAGCCATGAAGCCGTTTGCGCTGAGAGATATGAGCAGATCAATGCGAGGCTCAAGCGGTTGGAGGGCATCCTCATCAAGACTGCCGGGGTGTTGATTTTCAGTATGTCTGCCATCGTTTATGCGTCCCTCACACTGCATCGTTAATTATGGAATTTCTGGAGGCACTGGCAAAGGGTTGGCCCATGCTGCTGGCGCTGATTACGCTCATTATTGTGCTTGCAAAAATGGATATCAAAATCGCCGTGCTAGAAGAAAAGGTCAAAAGTTTGTTTGAGATTTTTAACCGCAAAGACAAATGAAAGCAAAACTTACTTTCGCCGTGACTCTGATGGTCAGCCTGACGTTATGCGTTGTTGTTGTTGGTATGGTGGCGGTGCTGATGATCGGCTTGTTTGACGAGAAAGTGGACAACAGCGAAATCTTTAAGCTGATTAGCCCTGCGTTCCAGACAATTGTTGGCGGCTTTATCGGGCTGCTTGCAGGCGTCAAACTATCACATGATGATGAGGAAACAAAATGATTGGACTCGACGCTATCCTTGGTATCGGCGGCAAGCTGATCGACAAACTTATTCCCGACCCTGCTGCCCAGGATGCCGCACGGCTGGAGTTGCTCAAACTGCAACAAAGTGGCGAACTAGCGGCAATGACTGCTCAAACCGAAATCAACAAAGCAGAGGCCAGCAACCCCAGCGTGTTTGTCAGCGGCTGGCGTCCAGCGATTGGCTGGGTCTGCGCCCTGGCAATGGGCTATCAATACCTAGCGCGGCCCTTGATGGTTGCCTTTATGCCTGCGCTGGCCTTCCCCGGCCTTGATGACAATCTCTGGCAGTTGATGATGGGTATGCTGGGCCTGGGCGGTCTGAGGACGTTTGAGAAGACCCAGGGCGTAGCATCCAAGTGAACCTGTCGCCGCACTTTACCCTTGCGGAACTAACCCACACCGACCACCGCAGCCTAGACAACTCGCCAACTCAGATTGAGATTAGCAACCTGCAACGGCTGGCGCAGTTTCTGGAGACAGTCAAAACTACGCTGGGCGGCAAGCCGATAATTATTTCCAGTGCCTTCCGTTCCAGGGCCGTGAATGACGCCGTAGGCTCCAAAGACACCTCGCACCATAGGCTAGGGTTGGCTGCTGACTTTCGAGTGCCTGGAGTCGCTCCTGATGCCGTAGTGAGGGCGTTGCTGCACTTGCCCTATGACCAGATCATCCGGGAATATGACGCCTGGACGCACATCAGCATTGCTGACAAGCCCCGGCGTCAGGCTTTGATTATCGACAAGCTAGGAACTAGACCCTTTGTTTAGCGCACAGGATAGGGGCAATCATCTGGGACAAAGGCCAAACAGTGAACGGCGGTGTACTTGCCTGTTGTCTTGGCCCACCTGTCAATGTAGGCGTCAGGCATCAAGGCCAAGGAACGACTGACGCCTGTCGGTGTTAACTTTAGTGCAAGTGCAAGTTCCAGGGCAGTCATGCCATCTGGCGCCTGGGCCAGAGCGTCCCTAATCTTTTCTGAAATTACCACGGCGCGTCCTCATGATTTTGCGGGTTAAACGGGATAGGCTTGGCTGGCTGCGCTGGTGGCAGTTCGGTTGGGAAGGGCCAGTTATCCATTGTTGGGCTCTGCTGCAAAATGATCAGCAAGTTTCCTTGCTCGGTGCTTGTTGATGCCCTCGCGGACTAGACTCACCACTACCATGTCACGCCACGGGGTTGGCTCCTGCTCTGGCTGTGCCAAGGCTTCGCGCAGAATGGTGATGGCTTCCGAGGCTTTATCAAACGCCACTGCTTCTCCTTCGCTTGTTACATACATAGCGCTTTCTACATTCTCCAACGCCTCCAGCGCCTGCTGCATTACTTCTCTGTCAGTCATCACGCATCCCTCCATTTCCAGCCAAGCAACTGCTCTGTAAACCAAATATGCAAACGGCGGGGCTTGTGGTTCATATAAAACCTTACGCCGTTTGATCCCTGTGGATGCAGCATCCAATAGCCAACAGGCTCGGGATGCTGACTAATTGTGTACCCGGTGGTAATTTGTTTTAGGTCAGTCATGTGTTTCCCCTTGCTCTGATAGCGTAAGCACAGGCGTCAGCCACGTTCTCCGCGCTTACTTCATGCGCCTTTTGATATTTCCGTGCAATGTCTTCCACCGCCATTTCGCAAGCCTCACGCTCACTAACGGCAACAAGGGCGGCAAAGGCTTCAAGCTCTGGGACTGGCGCAACAGTTACGGTCTTAGAGCCGTCTGGGTGAATAGCAACCACCCTTTCAAATCCAGCCTGCCGCGCCATGCGGATGATTTCATCTTTAGTCATAGCATCCCCCACAAAAATCCAGCCAGCCCCGCAATGCCTGTCACGGCAAACAACACAAGAATTACCGTAGCAATCAAGTGCATTAGGTTCGCCAGTTCGTAATCGTCATCATCATCCATGTTGTTACCTCTTTAAAATGGTATTGAATCATCATCATCTTTGGGCAACCCTTGATACTCTTTAGGCTTGGGGTCATTCAAGTATGCCCAACCGTCCCAACCACCTTCTTTCAGTGGGATAACGTCCAACTTGAGCATTTCCCCCCGTTGCGTCTGGATGATTGAGCCAATACGCTGATAACGGTTTTTCTTCTCGCCCTGGCCATTGGTGTATGTGCCGACTACGCAGCTGATTTCTTTTGTGATTGCCATGATTTCTTTCAATAAATGTGTTGTTTGCTGATTTCTTGAATAACTTGGTCATAGTAGACCCTAGCCGCTTCGACTTTGATTTTGATCTTGTCTTCCAAAGCCGCATCACGTTTATACGGCACGATGGTCACGCGCAACTCGCGGTTGATGTGATCGACCTTGTGCAGCTGCTTGCTTTCATAACCAATCAAATCGTCTGGAGTGCTAACTAGGCAATACGCAATGTCTGCCCGTGGCTTGTCCCACAACATCATGTATGCCCGTAGCTGCCATTCGTACCCGGTATCTCTGCCCTGGTCAGCCAGGACATAGAAGGTGGTCAGGCACCAGCTGGACTTGATATCAATGATTCGGTCATCAGCAACAATGTCAGCCTCGCCAGTTATCCAGGCATTTGTTTTGCGCTCCGTGTTTTTGCTGTGGCTGGACAGGTGTACGGCGTTGTACAGGTCAATGGATTCGTCTTCAACTCTCAACCCCTTGTCCATATACTTTGTAGTAACCCGTTCGTCATAGCCATAAATAAACTCTTTGGCTAACTTGGTAACGTAAGTCTTGGCCCCCACGCTTAATTCGTCGTTGCCCTTGCCATCGGTCATGATTGCGCTCAAAGCACTGGCTCTAAAAATAATGCTCATGGTGTCCCTTTTAGTGTTGCCTTTTGTTCGTCTTTTGCTTTGGTGATTTGATCTCGGGCAACTGGGTTATTGCCTGCTGCTCTAATCCCATTGTAAAAAGCCTCTTTCAATTCATCATGAGTTTTGCACTCAGCAATGTCTGCGAGTATTGCTTTGATGGTTGCCTCGGTGGATTGCACAACATGGGTAACGGCATCAGCATCATTGTCTGATTCAGTAGGAATACTGAACGCCTGGAACGCTGCATATTTGTAGGCTGCACTCATTGCTTTGTTGGTAGCTTTGTCGCCGCTATCCATTGCCTCACCAAAAGTCTTGACAGTGTGTTTGCTGCCATCCTCTGCCGAAACAAAATCAAACTCAACCTCAACCGTCACATAGAACAAGGCACCGCCTGATTTACTGATGCGCTCAACACATTCACGGGTCAACACTCGCGGCAGGATGCAAAGCCCGTGTTTAGCCAGGAGTGGGCTGATTGCGTTGTAAACATCGTCAATCCCTCGGAATTTGTAACCAGACCCTTGCGAGTTGGTGCGATCTTTGGTGATGCCAATGGTTGACAGTTCTGTTTGAACCGCATTGATTGCTTTATAGATTTTCATGTTGTTTCCTTAATTTCCAGTTGTTCTTCAGTTGCAGCAAACAGAGTGATCTGAGTTTCATTGCCGTTGTTGTCAATCACATTTAACTTGCGCGCCCAAAACAAACCTGCTTGACTCATGCTTTGCTTTGGCTCATACAATTTGATTGTTTTTACATTGTGAATCATGGTCATAGTTGTCATGTCAATTCCTTGTAAGTGATTTCAATTTCCAATTCCTTGCAACGCTCTTGGGCGCACTCCAGCAAATAACTCATTTCGCGCAAGGCACTGGTCAGCATCCCGCACTCAAACGCCAGCCTGTCAGCAGGCTCTGCCCCTGCATATAATTTAGCAACAACCGCATGGATGTTGTCCAATATCTGTTGAATGTTCATAGTTGCACCTTTGAAGTTTTTTTTCCACGTTTTGTAAAGCACTGAACAGCGCCATCGTCCAGCAGCCGCCAGCCAGCGTTCTCACCGCAAAGCTGCTGTACTGCTGCCTCAAAGCGCTGCTGGCGCTCCTGGTCAGTTTTAGCCGCCTTGTAAGCCGCCACAGCATCCTGCGCTGCCTCAAACTCTGAGGGCCAATCCAAGTAATGGCTGGTGCCCAACACCAAGGCCACCAAAGCTGCTGCCAGCCAGTTCATGCCTCACCTCGATCAAATGCAGCATCCTTGATCTGGTCTTCTAGGTCGCTCAACGCCTCTTCCTCAATCGTTTCAACAAGATCGCCAAGCACCTCGCTGATATCTACGCCTTCCACCAAGGCCCAGATCAACTCAACGGCAGCAGCGCAACCAGGTTCGTCCTGAGTCTCGCGTTCTTCTGCCTCATAGGACAGATAGCAGTCCAACACTAAGCCGCCAGCAGTCTCAAATCGGTGGTTGCACAGACCCTTGAGGTCTTCCTTGGTTGGCTTGTAGCCAGATGTCCAGATGGGGGCGCTCATGGTGTCCTTTCTGGGGCCGAAGCCCCTGGGTTGATTATTTGTTTTTAAGTGGAGAGTTGGCTTTGAAATCGTAGCCAAGTGATTTCAACTCTTGAGTTGTATCGTTAAGGCTCATAGCGTTAACTTGTTGGTTGGAATAGCCCAAGCCGATCAAAGCCTTGCGTTGGGAATTTGCCAGTGTCACCATCCAGTTGCAATTCATCATCATGTTTTCCTGGTTGAGTCCCTGTGCAAAGTGCTAGGGCTTGAGTAGGAGTCTAGCGAGTTGCTAGTACAGGTCAAGGCTTTCAGCAAAAATATTTCAACTGAAAACCCTTAAGGGTAAACACCTAGCCAAATTCCTTGACTTGACGCTATAGCAGTCTGCTAGACTTCTTCGCATGGAACAAAAACTCACAGCGCAGCAGCGCCAGGAACTCGCAGAACGGGTCGGACTCAACGAACAATGGCTGTATCAGTGCCTCAGTGGTAGGCGGGACATGAGTCCTGCAGAGGCCATCAGGGTGGAGGCTGCATCTGGCGGGACAGTCACCCGGCAGATGCTTTGCCAAGGCAACTGGGCCAAGATTTGGCCTGAGTTGGCATGAGCAATTTACAATCGACACAGGCTATGCAGTTGCCTACTTTAGGGACAGGCCATGTGCCTGTCCCATCCTTTTCCCGCATCATTGGCATTGACCCAGGCGCATCAGGTGCTATTGCACTACTGGTGAATGGGGTGCTGGTCAGCGTACACGATATGCCAACGGTGACAGTGGAGCGCAACAAGGCCCAGAAACGCCAAGTCTGTCCCGCTGGCCTGTCTCTGCTGATGCAGCAGCTCTCACCGCACCGGGCAACAGTCGAGAAGGTAGGCGCCATGCCAGGTCAGGGTGTCTCCTCAATGTTCAGCTTTGGCAGATCAGTTGGCATCATCGAGGGAGTGCTTGCCGCCAAGCAGATACCTGTCACCTTCACAACTCCGCAAGCCTGGCAGAAACAATCAGGTGCCGCAAAGGGCAAAGATGGCTCACGCCAAAGGGTCATGGAACTGTTTCCTCGGGAGGCGCATCTCTTTGCACGGGTTAAGGACGATGGACGCGCTGACGCTGTTCTGATAGCACTGACGGGGACGATATGACATCTTTACAAAGCAGCGAACGGCAGACGCTGAAGGCTCACATCTTGTACCTCAACGCTGAACTGGAGAAGTCTCGCCGCCAGTGCCGCATGAAGACTGAACTCCTGCAACGGATGCTGAACCCTGATGACCTGGGTCATGCGGTGAGCCAGGAGATTCGGACCTTGGTGTATCAAATCCTGATTGAAGACAGTCACAACGAAAGAGCGTCATGGAACAGATAACTCTCAGGCCAAGTGCAGCCGCACGATGGATTGCTTGCCCTGCAAGCGTTCAGCTTTCAGCGAAGATGCCAAAGGGTGAGTCAGGCGCTGCAGCCCAGCGTGGCACTGCAATTCACAGTCTCTCAGAGTCTTGCTTTATGACGAGTAGCGCACCAGAGGAGTGGCTTGGCATTGACGTTGAAGGCGTGAAGATGGACGAGGACGCAATCACTTACGCCAGGAAGCACCTGGACTACATTGAGACAGAAGAACTGCGCCTGGGCAATGTGTTTGTGGAGCAGTCCAACAGACGCTGAATCTTTGACAAAGAGGCAATGAAGGCTC